GCTTTAGAGGATGTGTTTGATCAGAAATATCTTATATCCGACATAAAATCAAAGCTTTCAAGCTCAAATAAACTAGTGACTAAACTACTTATAGTCATTGTGTCTTTATTAGCCTTTCAATTTTCAAAATACACAGGATTAATCTAAATGAAACGATACAACCAAGGATTTTATAAGTTTGGCGCTATGGAGCAATGCGATACAGGGGAGTGGGCAAGGGTTGAGGATTGTTATGATCTTATAAATCATGAAAGGGAAGATTATTATTTTTGATATTCTGAATTAGCAAAAGAAATGTACCAAGAAAATAGCGCGTTATTGTTTAAGTTAAAAGTAGTTACCGCAGGGCTTATTGTCTCTTTTGTCACTAATGCAATGCTAATAGCGGTCATGTAAAGAGTTGGTATTTAACGTAGTTGTGAGGGGTTTAAGGCAGGACGACTAATAGTCTTCTGACGAAATTGAGAGAGTTGTAAACATGCCGCTTTTTTATGGAGACTAGTAATGGATATTAGCTATTTTAAATATGACGGGGCTTTGGGCGATTACTTTACTTGTCCAAAAGGATTAGGCACTTATTCAACTGATTTTTGTGCACGAATGTATACGGAGGCTATGTCTCCTGTGGGTTTAAAAGAAGGACTTAGATTTACATGCAAGTCATGCCAAGTCGGCGCTAAACATGCCGGTGCTTGCAGTAATTCAACATCCTGCTTTCTGGGTAAGCTATTGTGCTCAAGATGCCAAAAAGGTGCAAATCGATTAATTCGTGGCTCAATCTGCGTAAGTTGTTACAACCGTGAGCGCGAAGTTTTGATAGGCAAAAATGCAAAAGGTTCGCCGCCTATTTTTTGCAAGGAAGTGGGCTCTGCTTATGTCTCATGCGCTATTGATGCAGGTGAAACCACTCAAGTTAGAAAGCTTGATAAGGTAACGTCGCTAATGGAAGTCTATTTATCTATTTTACGGACTGCACCTAAGGCTGTTTGGTTTGGTATGGTTAACCCAACTCCTATCGCTGAGGCTAGTTATTGATGGGATGGGAATTAATTGATCATGTCTGCAAGCATTGTGCAGGTCGTATTATTGAGCAAATGACAGATGAAGGAGAGTTTCGGTACCGCTGTACAAATTGCGGTGCTGAGGTGATAGGTGAGCATACCGAATTATGCTGGTGCGGGGCGTCTGTACAAAAGTATGGTCATGTCTTTGAGTGCTTTGTTAACCCAAAAAAATCAATATCAATGCCGCAAGAGGTTTTGATTAGAGAACGTGTGTTGCAGCCATTTACACCATCTCTTTTTAGACATGCAAGTATTGATGACGACTATAAGTAGGGCGTAGGAGTGGATATAGAAAAGCCTCGTTAAGGGGCTTTTTTATTTGCATTGATTTGGTAGTGACAGCACGCTTTGTGCATTAGAAGCTTATAGAGTTTAGAAATGGCATATAGTGAAAAGGATTGGGAGGTTGTTAGGGCTTATTATCAGCAAGGACTATCCCTAGCAGAAATTATTGAAACGCCTGAGGTAAAGAAGATAGGCATTACCGATAGAAGCGGCATAAGCAAGAAAGCTAAAAAAGAGGGCTGGCTAAAAGGAAAAAATTCAACACTTGTTGAAAAAGTTATTCAATCTAAACAACTAGATAAAGAGATAGAAAAAGAAAAATCAACCTTTAATTCAACAGAGCTTGATATTTTCAACAGCATTGTTGACAAAAAGCTCCGTGATCTTGAATTGTGCGATAAGGCGCAAAGGCTGGTTATAGATATGACTATTAAAAAGCTTAAACAGATTGGCATTGATAATGTTTCTTTTCAGGACATTAATGCTGCTGGATCTGCGATTCAAAAGTCTCGTGATGGTTTGGTTGGTAAAGAGCCTACTACAGTGATTAACAACAGCAATACGGCTATTGCACAAAGTCATTCAGTGTCATTGGTCAATATCCCTGCGCATGAACTTAAGCTGGCTTACTACGGCGAACTAGATGATGAATATTGATAGAAAAGAAATTGATCTTAAAGCCAGATTGATTAACGAATTTGATTTTTTTATAAGGTATTTCTTTAAGCATCAATTTGGGCGTAAATTCATTATGACGCCTCATTTTTATGAGATCATTGATGCGTTGGTTGAGGTGGTAAAAGGTAATATTACTCGACTTATTATCAATATCCCCCCTAGATATGGGAAAACAGCCGTAGCCGTTAAAATGTTTGTGGCATGGGTATTGGCTAATAATCCGGGCGCTAAATTTATTCATTTATCGTTTTCTGATGATCTAGCGCTAGATAATTCAAGTGAGATAAGAGAGCTAATCAAGTCTGAAGAGTACCAGCGTATATTTGGGGTGGCTATTAGAACTGATTCGGATAGTAAAAAGAAATGGTACACGATGGCAGGTGGCGGCTTGTATGCAACGTCTACTGGTGGGCCAATTACTGGATTCGGAGCTGGCGCTAAAACTCGTGAGAGGGCGGGTACAAATAGTCCGTGTGATGGTTTTGAGGGTTGTCTCATACTTGATGACCCATTGAAGCCCGATGATGCATTCTCAGATACAATGAGAAGCCGCATTAATACCCGCTTTAATAACACTATTGCTTCGCGTGTTAACTCACCAACAACACCAATTATAGTGATAATGCAGCGTTTGCATGAAAATGATATGACAGGTTTTTTACTAGAAGGTGGTAGTGGTGAAGAATGGCATCATGTTTGTTTATCGGCTATTAAGCCTGATGGAACTGCTTTGTGGCCTGAGATGCACACTATAGAAAAACTAAGGGCAATGGAGCAAGCAGATCCCTATACATTTGCTGGCCAGTATATGCAGATACCTTCGCCTTTGGCGGGTGGTATTATCAAGCCGGACAATATTAGCGTTGTGCAGGCTATTCCGCATGGTGTGACCGAATGGGTGAGAGGTTGGGATTTTGCAGCTTCTACAACGGGTGATTTTACTGCTGGCGCTAAGATTGGACGCTTAGCTGATGGTCGGTGCATTATCGCTGATATGGTGCGCATAAGAGTGTCGCCTGATGAGCGAGATGCTGCATTGGTTAATACAGCGGCTCGTGATGGTGATAACTGCCGCATATCTATTCCGCAAGATCCTGGGCAAGCGGGATTAACTCAGGTTAAATATTTGGTGCGTAGTCTGTCTGGATTTTCAGTTAAGGCTACACCTGAGTCTGGTAATAAGGTGGTAAGGGCTGAGCCGTTTGCTGCTCAGATCAATGTCGGTAATGTGGTCATGCTTAAGGCTGATTGGAATGATGCGCTTATCAGTGAGATGCGTATGTTTCCTAATGGTACGTTTGATGACCAAGTTGATGCGCTTTCTAGGGCGTTTTCAATGCTTATTGGCAATGAGCCCGCTATGATTTTCATTCCTGACGTAAGCAAGCCGGTTAATCCAGTGCAGGCACGCATATCAAAAGAAATGCCTGGGCTGCCTAGTGGTGTTATTGATGCAATTCAAGTGCCTGATGGAAACTTTTGCGGAAACTGCTCTGCGTATAGCGAGGGAAAGTGTTTAGATCGTGGGTTTTTGGTAGCTGTTCGTGATGTTGGGTGTCAATCATTTATACAAAGATAGGAAAAGCTCAAAGTAGCTTAACCAGGGCTGCAACAATTCCGATAGCAAAAGCCATTAATGCGCCTTGTTTAATAATTAGTCGTTGTTCCATTTGAATTAAGCGCGTGTCTATATCTTTACGTAAATCGTCTATATCTCGTTTAGTTGATAATTCATGCTGTGATTCAACAATAACGCGTACAAAGGCATCAGCCTGTTCTTGTGTAACGCCAACTGATTTTAATTTAATGACGGCTTCTTGGGTATCAAAAGTAATAGTGGTCATATTTTCCTCGAAGTTTTAATGACAGCATGATCTTGTTAGGTATTATTATAGGTCGTGACACTACGATTACCAGAATAAATAATTTTCTGGTAATCAACTATGTCAGACAACGCGCAATCAGTCGCATTTAACGAAAATGCCCCACAAGACGAACGCAATGATGCGCTTGCTGAATTGCAAAAGTCCCATAAAACAAATGCTTTAAGCGATCTTATTCCAGCAGAGGCTGTTAGGGAGGTGATTGCTCATATTCACGAAGGCTATCAGGATGAAGCTATTCGTAAGGCGATGAATCCTAATATTGTTCCATTTCCAAGCAAACATGCTAAGCGCAGAGAAAAAGGTATGCAGTCAATCCAGTTGGATGACTGGCAGCTGTCAGTCAATGGCGACTTTTGGGAACGTCCTAGTGCATTAGGCTTTGATTCTTTACGCATGATGGTAGAGCAAACGCCTATACTAAATGCTATTGTCATGACTAGGGTAAGGCAGGTACAGCGCTTTGCTAGAGTGACAGAAGATAATAGGGATGCGCCGGGCTTTGAAATTAAGCATATTGATAAGTCACATCAACTTAATGATGCTGAGCAAGGCTCTATTCATCAGTTAAACAGATTCATAGCTAATTGCGGGTGGGAATTTTCACCACGCAGGCGCAAAGCTTTAAGGCGTGATTCATTTGCTCAGTTCTTGGGCAAGGTAACTCGCGACACTTTAATAATGGATTCTGTCGGCATAGAGACCGAGTGGAAGCGTGATAAAGCCCAAGGAATGGATGGCTTTTACGCTGTTGACGGTGGCTCAATACGTTTATGTACGGAAGATGGTTATCGTGGCGATGATGAAATATTTGCGCTTCAAGTTGTGCAAGGAAGAGTCAGTGCAGCTTATAGCTTTGATGATTTGATTTATGAGCCGCGCAATCCAAGATCTGATGTCTCTGTATGCGGCTATGGTCTGCCAGAAACAGAATTGCTGGTGCGAGTGGTGACAGGCTATCTAAATGCTTTAACCTATAACATTAAAGGCTTTGATCAGAACGCTATTCCTAAGGGTATGTTGCACTTATCTGGCAACTATACTAATCAAGATATAGATGCCTTTAAGCGCTACTGGAACTCGATGGTTAAGGGTATCAATAATCAATGGTCATTGCCGGTCATGGTTTCAAAAGATCAAGAGTCTAGGGCGAGCTTTGAGAAATTTGGAGTAGATTATGACGAGATGTACTTCGGCAAATGGATGACCTTTTTAACCTCTATTGCTTGCGCCATTTATGGTATGTCGCCATCTGAGATTAACTTTGATTCGTTTACTGCCGGTAGCTCCTCTGCGCTAGCTGGCTCTGATACTGCTGAAAAGCTAGCGGCGTCTAAGGACAGTGGCTTGCGGCCTGTATTAGCTTATTTTGAAAACCTAATCACTGATTACATTGTTTCTGATTTTTCAGATAAGTATGTTTTTCGATGGACAGGGCTTGACCCTCAAAACGCTGATGAAAAGTTTGAGCTGCGTAAGCTGTTATTGACAGTTAATGAGGCTAGGGCAGAGGAGGGCTATGAGGCTATAAAAGGTCCTATGGGTGATGCGCCTTTAAATCCGCAATTAGTAGGGCCATGGATGCAATTAACCCAGCAGCAGCCTGAACAGCCAGACTTTGGACAGCCTAGTCAAAGCTCTAGCAATGATAATCAAGGTGAACAAAAAAGCGATACAGTTGAGAAAAAGCCCGATAGCGATACAGTAGAGCCTGCTCAAGAAGAGCAAGCGGCTGAACCAGCTAAGCCTGCGCAGCCTGCTCAAGGTGCTGAATTAGCAAATGGTGATGAGGGATTGAGTAAATCATTTGAAGGTCATAAAGGCAGACCAGGGCATCAAGGCGGAAGTCAGGCCAAGTCTTCAACTGATAGTGATGAGGATTATTCGGCTCATTTACCAGATTCATCAAAAATTAGCTCACTTGAAGAGGCTGAAAAATACTTTAAAGATAATATTGAAGGAAACTGGGCTATCACCATTAAAAGAAAGGCTGGGTTATTTGATGCAAAGCTAAATTTTAAGCAAAATCAGGATCATGCTTATACTAAAAAAAATAATGAAACTAATAAAAGGGAGTTTGAGGCTAAAAGAGCTTCTATGATGCAGTATATGGTGGACTGTATTGCTGATCCAGATGCTATCTTAGAAAACGGTGATAGGGAGATATTTGTAGAAAAAAATATTAATGGCGTTAATTATGTGGTTATTCTTAGTTGGTTTGAAAAAGAAAAGGAGTATCGCTTTAGATCGGCTCATTATTGGAGTAATAAGGAATTTGATCAAAATCGTAAATATTACAAAATGCCAGCTCCAAAAGGCAGGAAGTCCACTAAAAACAAAGCCCCTGAAAGGCTTAGTAAGTCTTTAGGGGCTTTAATCAAAGACACTGAAAATTTTGATAAGTCTTTAGTGTCTGCATCCGCACGGTTTTTAGACCTTACGGCCCCGCCCTTACCGATTTACCCGGAATCGCTCCAGCACCTATCAGATAGGCTCGATTGGGGACTTGACAGTGACGGCATCCCCCACGAAAGTAATTTTAGATGTATGGCTGATTTTGTCAAGTCTTTGGGTGGTTGGAATGAATTTGATTTTGAAAAAACAGAAGAGCTGGATTTTGGAACGCCTACACAAGTTATTTACACGATTGAATGATAATGAAAAAAACTAATTTACAACAAAAACTACCCATACAAAGCCGAAATGTTATAGATGGCGATGTGCTTTATTTTAAACATCCAGAGCATGGCGCATTATCTGGAAAGGTTCATGCTGTCGGTCAGCATGGCGTTCAGGTTCTTCATGAAAGCGGCGAGGATGGAGTGGTGCGCGTACCTTGGGCTGATGTGTTGGGGCATAAAGAACGTAGAGCCAGAAAGCTTGTTTTAGTTGAACGTGGCGAAGATGGCGCTATTGCTGAGGATGAAGATGGTAATCGTGTTTATGTCGAAGGCGAGGTGCCAGAGGAAGAAAAACCACTCAATAAAGCATTGCCTAGTGGTGATATTTCAGTGTTTGCGTTGAAAGAGCAAGCGGCCATTGATGCTGCGCTTATTTCTGCTGGATTTGTTCCGTCGATTGAGTACATACGCAAATCTTATGGTGAGCATTGGAACGAGCCACAAGTG